CAACCTTGGAAAGAAAGTTTCCCAAGAGGTAAGAGAAAAAATATCAAAAGCAAATTCTGGAAGATTGGTTGGAATAAAAAGGTCAGAAGAATTTTGTCAGAAAGTATCAAATGGATTAAAGGGGAAAAAGAAAACCAAAGAGCATATGGAAAAAATCAACAAAAATCCAGAAAAAATAAAGAAAACAGCAGAAACACACCGTGGTATGAAGCGGTCAGAAGAATCAAAACAAAAAATGCGAGAAGCTGCTTTGAAGAGAATAGAACGTCAAGGTGGTCCTTGGAACAAAGGAATGAAGAAGATAGATGGGAAGTATACACACCAAACGGATTTAGAAAATTTCATGGATTAAGCAAATCTATTTCAACAAATAATGTAAAATTGTTATTTTCTGATGGTTCAGAATTAAAATGCACTTCAGACCACAGAATAGCAACAACAATTGGATTTATTGAGGCTAAACAACTCACAGAATCTCATTCAATTTTATCCAAAGATGGAATTGTGCATTTAATCAATTCAATTCCATCAAATGATAAACTTGAAGTATATGATTTATTAAATGTAGAAAAAGATAATTGTTTTTATGCTAATAATATATTAGTTCATAATTGCATTGTACTTGATGAATTTGCCTTCGTGCCGCATAATATTGCTGAAGACTTCTTTTCTTCTGTTTATCCTACCATTTCTTCTGGTAAATCAACCAAAGTTGTAGTTATTTCCACGCCAAATGGAATGAATTTGTTTTATAAACTTTGGAGTGATGCTGAGAATCAAATCAACTCATATGTTCCAATAGAAGTTCACTGGAGTGAAATTCCAGGAAGAGATGAGAAATGGAAAGCAGAAACCATTGCAAACACAAGTGTCGAACAATTTTCTCGAGAATTCGAATGTCTATTTGTTGGTTCAACCAATACACTAATACATCCAACAAAAATACGTTCGATGGCTTACAAATTGCCAATCAAATCTAATGCTGGATTGGATGTATATGAAAATCCAAAACCAGAAGGAACATATTTCTTGGTTGCAGATGTGGCAAGAGGAACACAAAATGATTATTCTGCATTCATTGTTTTTGATGTAACAACTGTTCCCTACAAGATTGCCGCAAAATACAGAAACAACGAAATCAAACCAATGTTATTTCCAAATGTAATACATGAGGTTGCAAAGGGATATAATACTGCATATGTTTTAATTGAAGTGAATGATATTGGAGATCAGGTGGCGCATGCATTGCAGTTTGATCTAGAATATGATAATATGATTATGGCAGCAATGCGTGGTCGAGCAGGTCAAATTCTTGGTGGTGGATTCTCTGGTGGTAAAGCGCAACTTGGGGTTAAAACATCAAAGGCAGTAAAGGCAACAGGTTGTTCAAATATCAAGCAAATTATTGAAACAGATAAATTAATCGTTCAGGATTATGATCTAATCAATGAATGGTCTACATTCATTCTTAGAGGCAGTTCTTATGAAGCAGAAGAAGGACATACAGATGACTTGGCAATGTGTTGTGTGCTTTTTGGATGGGCAGTGCAACAAACCTATTTTAAAGAATTGACAAATGATGATATTCGAGCAAGGCTTTTCTTAGAACAACAAAATCAAATGGAACAGGACATGTCACCATTTGGATTTATTGTTGATGGTGTAACAGATTATCATAATGAAGAACATGTTGTTGATGAATATGGAACAAAATGGAGTCCTGTTGTAAGAAGTTATGAAACAGATTGGTGAAAATCAGTTTTTTATAAATAATAATATTGAAAACGAATTATATGATTTTCAACATTTTTAGGAGAAATTAAAATGGCATTTCAAGTAAGTCCAGGTGTTCTCGTTAAAGAGATTGACTTGACAAATGTCGTTCCTGCTTCTGCTACTTCCATTGGTGCAATAGTTGGTGCATTTGAAAAAGGCCCAATGAATGAAGTTATTCCAATTGGTTCAGAACGGGAATTGATTCAAGTATTTGGTAAGCCAAATAATACAAACTTTGAAAATTGGTTTACTGCTGCAAACTTCTTGCAATACGGTAATGCTCTAAGAGTAGTAAGAATCGAAACAGGTGCAAGAAATGCGATTTCTGGTGGTGGTTCAACTTTGACGTTATATGATGAAGGAACAACAAATCCTGCTACTTTTGATAGTTCTACAAGAACATTTACAATGAATTCTTCGGTTGCTGACGCTGATTTATTGTATGTTACAATAGATGGCAACGTTGATTCAGGTGTTGAAGTAAGCGGTACATCAATTACCTTTTCAACTGCACCAGATTTGGGTGATGCAGTTGTTGTTAAATTAGGTGTAAGAATTACTAACGATGACAATTATGAAAACAATTATGCTGATGGACAAGGTTCTTTTGGTAATTGGGCATCCAAGTATCCAGGAGATTGGGGTAACTCACTAGGAGTTTCAATTTGTGGTTCAGCTGATGCATATGAGAAACTTGATGTAACCACAACAACTGCTGAAGGAACAGTAGGCGCAACAGTAATTGCTGTAACAAGCGTTGCTGGATTCCAAGTAGGTGATGTTGTTTATTTCCAAGAAACATCAGGACAACAATATGAAGTAACTGCAATCGGTGTTTCTGATATTACGATTCGAAGATTTGATGATCCAAAAGGCGGTGGATTAAAATCTGTTATTGCTTCTGGAACACAGATTAGACGAAGATGGAAATACTACGATTTGTTTGATGCTGCTCCAGGAACTTCTGATTGGGCTGTTGGGTTAGGATTAGGTTCAACAAATGCTGATGAAATGCATATTGTAGTATATGATACCCAAGGAAAGATTACAGGATATGACAGCGATGTAGCTGGAAACAGAGGCAATGCAGTTATCGAAACATTTGAGTTTTTATCCAAACACCCAAAAGCAAAAACTGCTCAAGGTGGAACAAATTACTATGTTGATGTTGTAAACAGAACTTCAGCATACATTTGGTGGATGGATCATGCTTCTGAAGGAACAAACTGGGGAACTGATATTACATCAGTAAGTTCTGTAAAAGTCTTTACAGATGTTACATTACCAATTGTTGATACACTTTCTTTGGCTTCTGATGATTTCTCACCAACTGCTGGTGAAACATTGCTAGCATATGATTATTTTGCAGATCCGGATATCGTTGACATTAACTTGGTAATGGGTGGAAAGACACCAGACAGTACTGATGGAAAAACACACATTGTTGGTATGATTGACTTGGTTGAAGGCAGAAAAGATTGTGTTGCTTTCGTTTCACCAAGAAGACAAGATGTTGTTGGAATTTCCAGTGGTATTACTCAAACATTGAATGTTAAAGAGTTCTTTGATGAAATTTCTAGTTCATCATATACAGTATTCGATTCTGGATACAAATATATGTATGACCGATACAATGATGTATACCGATATGTACCATTGAATGGTGACATTGCTGGTTTGTGTGCCAATACTGACAATGTTGCAGATCCATGGTTCTCTCCAGGAGGTCTAAACAGAGGTCAGATTCGTGGTGCAGTAAAACTTGCATACAATCCAACCAAATCACAAAGAGACATTCTTTATCCTGCTAGAATTAACCCAGTTGTTACATTCCCTGGACAAGGAACACTACTCTTTGGTGATAAAACTGCGTTGGCAAAACCAAGCGCATTTGATAGAATCAATGTACGAAGATTGTTCTTGGTACTTGAAAAATCTATCGCAAGAGCAGCTAAATTTCAATTGTTTGAATTTAACGATGCATTTACACAAGCACAGTTTAAAGCACTTGTTGAACCATTCTTACGAGATGTTCAAGGACGAAGAGGTATTACTGACTTTAGTGTTGTGTGTGATAGTTCAAACAATACAGGTGAGGTAATTGATCGAAATGAATTTGTTGCAGACATTTATATCAAACCTGCTCGTTCTATTAACTTTATCACACTCAACTTCATTGCGGTGAGGACAGGTGTGTCATTTAGCGAAGTAGGAGGTTGATAAATGACGACTTTAGCACTTAACGGGTTTACCAGTCAATTCACTAAAGGTGGTGCAAGGGCAAATCAATTTGAAGTTAAATTGACACCACCTTCTGGTGTTTCTATTACTGGAGCAGATACCTTTAGTTTTTATATTAAAGCTGCTTCATTACCAGGAAACACTATTGAAGAAATTGCTGTGAATTATCGTGGCAGAATTCTTTATTTGGATGGTGATCGCACATTTGATACATGGACAACTACTGTCATTAATGATACAGACTTTGGTGTGAGAAATGGACTTGAAACATGGATGAATACCATTAATAACCTTAACACCAACGTCTCTATTGGCGGTTCTGCCAATGGAAATATTACAACATATATGGGTGATCTTACTGTAACTCAATTTGGTAGAGGGGCAGAAAAT